CGTAAAGCTGCGGCAGCGGCAACCCCGTCCACGTCCCTGCGGCCACGGCCTGCAGTTGCTCCATCAAGCCCCATTTTGCGGAGAAATTCGGCATTTAGGTTACTCCAAAAAGGGCGGTGGTGTGAACACTGCCTGCCGCAACCTGCGCCCAGTTAGTCAAAGCTCCAACTTGAATAGGGCTAGACTTGTTAACAGCGGTGCCGTCGCCAAGTTGGCCGCTGGTGTTGAGACCCCAAGTAAAAAGAGTTCCGTCTGTCTTAACGCAGGCGGTGTCACTACCGCCTGCCGCAACCTGCGCCCAGTTAGTCAAAGCTCCAACCTGCACAGGGCTGGACTTGGCGATGACGGTGCCGTCGCCAAGTTGGCCGTTGCCGTTGCGGCCCCAAGTAAAAAGAGTTCCGTCTGTCTTAACGCAGGCGGTGTGATTACTGCCTGCCGAAACCTGCGTCCAGTTAGTCAAAGCTCCAACTTGAATAGGGCTAGACTTGTTAACAGCGGTGCCGTCGCCAAGTTGGCCGTCGCCGTTGGAACCCCAAGTAAAAAGAGTTCCGTCTGTCTTAACGCAGGCGGTGTGGTTGTTGCCAGATGAAACCTGCGCCCAGTTAGTCAAAGCTCCAACTTGAATAGGGCTAGACTTGTTAACAGCGGTGCCGTCGCCAAGTTCGCCGCTGGAGTTCAAACCCCAAGTAAAAAGAGTTCCGTCTGTCTTAACGCAGGTGGTGTGGTCATCGCCTGCCGCAACCTGCGCCCAGTTAGTCAAAGCTCCAACCTGCACAGGGCTGGACTTGGCGGCGACGGTGCCGTCGCCAAGTTGGCCGCTGGTGTTGAGACCCCAAGTAAAAAGAGTTCCGTCTGTCTTAACGCAGGCGGTGATCCCGCCCCCCGCTGCTACTTGAGACCAGTTCGTAAGAGCGCCGACCTGAACAGGGCTGGAGCGGGCGATGACGGTGCCGTCGCCAAGTTGGCCGTTGGTGTTTTGACCCCAAGTAAAGAGCGTGCCATCTGTCTTAACGCAGGCGGTGTGACCACCGCCTGCCAAACCTGCCGCAACTTGACGCCAAGTTGTTAAAGCGCCCACTTGAACCGGGCTTGACTTGTTTGCTGTGGTGTTGTCTCCGAGGCGACCGTTACCGTTATTACCCCACGCATACAACTCCGCCCCAGAGAACACCACATTCCCCGTATCAAACGCAGACACCCGCCCCGGCCCATAAATGTTGGCCGCCGCAGTGCGAACCTTAAAGGTGCCCCCGCCCGTGGCTACAGTAATCGGAGACGCCGACCCCGTCGCGCCGACGGATGCCCCGGTGCTTTCGTTGACCGCCGTGACCGTATAGCCCGTGACCGCGCTTCCGCCGGGGTTGGCGGGCGCAGTGAATGCCACGGACATGGTTCCGATGTCGTTCGTGACAGACGTGATGGTCGGGGCGTCGGGGGCCTTCAGAAGGTCAAAGCCGCCGTTGACGTAGCCGCCTTGGGACGTAGCCATACTAGCCTCCTAACGTCACGAAATTTCCTCATAGCTCACTACGACCTTCAGGTCGCTCGCGGAACCCGCAGTCGCGCCAATCGACTTGTCTTCCTCAAGATAGATTGAGGTGTTCTTGTCGATAACCACCAGCGAGGCGTCCGCAGGCACGCTCACGGTGCTTACGATCTGAGTCGCCGTGCCGCCGATGTTGTCCTCGCTAAATAAGCTGACCGTGATGTCGGCGGCGTTGGTTCCGTCCACGTTTGAGACAATCAGCGAGTTGATCTTGAAGACCTTGTTGGACGCTGCCGGATTTTCGACGACAAGCGTTGCGTTGGTGGTGGTCAGATCGACCACGGCAGACTTGCCAGTGATCGTGGTGACGTTAACAATATTCGGGTTTGCCACAGCCTATCTCCTTATCCGAACACGATGGCCATGGCGATTGCCTTGCCCGTTGAAATTCCAGCCGCCGCAAACGAAAGCGTCCCGGAGCCGTTTGTTACCAGAGCCTGCCCGCTTGTGCCATCTGCTGCAGGGAGCGTTAGAGTGTAGCTGGCAGAGACAGTGCCGGGGGCCTGAAGCGCAACGTACTCTCCGCCCGTGGTGTCTTGAAGACGAAGGTCTCCTTGCGCCGTAATGTCCACCTGACCAGCAGTGACCGCAGTAAACGTCGGGCTGTCTCCAGTTCCAAGCCCAAGATTCGTGCGCGCGGCAGATGCAGACGACGCCCCAGTACCGCCATCCGCAACAGCGAGGTCGGTGATGCCAGTAACAGAGCCGCCGGTGATGTTCACACTCGACATTGCGAAGTCGGCCGTGATGTCTACGACCGCGGCCCCTGCGCCCGCGCCGTCGCAGTACACAATCTTCGTGTCGCCGTTGGCTACAGTGACGTTGCCCCCGGAACCCTGCGTCAGAATAATGCTTTGGCCCGAGCTGTTCTTGACGATGTACAGGTGCTGCGCATCGTTGGGTGCGATGGTGACAGTGTTCGTTCCGCTCGGCGATCCTGCAAACACCAGCACGCCGTACTGACCATCTGACAGCGTGCCGTCTGAAGTGGTTAGCGTGTGGGTCGTCCCCGAGAGCGTGATGGTCCCGATGCCGTTGATCAGCCGGTCCACGATCTGGAGGTTATTATTGGTCGTCGTGCCCCACGTGCCCGACTGTTCGCCGGTCGTGATGAGCTCGATACCACTGTTCGAGTATGTGCTGGCCATCTCGTTCCCTTACGCTGCGATTTCAGTCCAGATCGACCCGGGAGCCGGGCTGATCTGAGTATAGCTGTTTCCGGGGTCTGGAACAATACGCCCCCACACCTTGACCGCGCCGACGCTCCCTGTCGCAGAAACACCAATGACTGTGACACGGGCATCGCCGGAGACGCCAGCAGTTCCTACTGCCCCCGTAGCCGAGACGCCAGTGACAATGACCCGGGCTTTCCCGGAAACGTCGGCCGTTCCAACTGCCCCGGTCGCCTCAACTCCAGTGACGTTGACAGAGGCCGACTCCTGAACGCCCGCCGTGCCGACTTGCCCGAAAGCCTCGACGCCAGTGACATCAACAGTGACACCCGCGCCCTCAGAAACAGTGACGATGCCAACCTGCCCGGTTCCGAAGACGCCTGTCGCGACGACGTTGGCATCCGCCTCGACCGTCGCAGTTCCGACCTCCCCCGTCCCAAAGACCCCCGTAACATCGACCAAGATGTTGGCTGTCGTCGTAACGGCAACTGTGCCGACTTCGCCCGTGGCAAAGCCGACAGCAAGACTGCCCTCACCCCAAGCGAGTTCGCCGAACCCCGCTCGGCCCCAGCCGGTGAAGGGGACGACGACATCGACCATGTCTTAGGCAATCCGAATCAGGGCGTTACTTGCATCCGCGGCAGGGAAGACGATGGTAAAATCGCCAGCCGTCGAAGTCTTGTCCGTTCCAAAATCGAGCACAACCACCGCCGGATTGGTGTAGGTGTGGGTGGGCGTCGAGTTGTAGATCAGCGCACCGCGGGCCGTGATCGTAGCCGAGGTGAACGTCAGGTCGGCAAAGTCGGTGAACGCAGTCGTCCCCGAAGTTGTCGGATCGATCCGGGTCAACGAACCGCCGCCAGCCGAGTACGAACCCGAAGCCGAAACTTCGTTCGACGCGGTGTAGGCGGTGGTGGCCGCCGTGAACGAGGCCGAGTTGGTGTACAACGCCAACTTAAAGGTGTCGCCGCCAGTTAGGCGGAAGTCGTGAACGGCTTCAAGAATTTGCTGCTTGAAGCTAGTCGCCATGAAATTTCCCGTGAAGGCCATGGTCAAAGTCTCCTTATGAGATCGGCTAGCTCAGGGTGCCCAGCCTCAGTCAGCGCATTATACACTGTTGTTCGGTCGCTGCGAACAGCTTGTTGCAAGTAAGATTCGACAACCTTCTGCACCTGCAACTTGAACGCCCGGGCCTGATCCCGAATCTCCGGGGGTGCAGTGTCCGAGACGTAGACGATCTTGTCTGCGCACATCTCCGCAAGCTCCTCGGGCGTCATGCCCCGGCCGCTTGTGGTCTTGACCCCTACGACAGGGAGGCCCCGTGGAAGCTCTAGTGTTGCGCCGACCATTATTCTTTAGCCCTTATGACCATACCCTTACGGTATTCGTCAGTTGTTTCTTTCGCCTCGCCCAACATCTTGAGCGCCGTCAGGCTTTCGACAAAGCGCTTCTCGTACAGCGCCATCATGTCGGACTCGCCCTTCATGAAAATGTACGCCTCTACCAGCGCGCCGTAAAGCAGCGTCAGTTCGGCATTGTCGCTCAGCCACGTGGTCCCGCTCTCAGCCCCGGCGGTGATGCTGGCTGGGCGGTAGAAGTAATGCAACTCCATTACATACGCCGCAGCCGGGGTGGGGGCGAGGATGAAGTTGTCCACATCAAACTGCGCATAGTAACGCGGCAGGGCCGTATCTGTCGGGTCCGGGTTGTAGGTTTGAGCAAAGGTCACATCCTTAAAATCTACAAAGACCTTGTCTCCGGAGGTCGTGAAGGACAGCGACAACGGGGCCAGGAAATCCGACGGGCAAGCCAGAAACTGGTTGCCCGTGGTGGCCGTCGTGGTCACGTTCTTGCGGAACAGGCTAAGCTGCACGGTCTTCAGGATGCGCTCTTCCGAGAACCGGATGAACAGCGGCAGGTTGTTCACGAAAGTCGTTTCCGTGTTCTGCGTATAGTCCTGAATGGCCTGCTTCAACTGGGCGTAGGTAAGGCTCATGTGGTCACCACCATAACTATTCCAACGGAGCCTTGGGCCTGCAGGTTATTCGGAGGGTTGATCCCGTTGTCCGGGGGGCCTCCGACTGGGTCCCAGCTCCACTGGACGCTTCTTTGCTCTACCAAGTCCTGCTCGGGGCGAGGATTGCGCAGCGCCTGCGGGTCGGGATAGGCCTTTGGCGGGAAGAGTTGCGGATGCTTGGGGTCGTACTCGTCCGGTCCGACGAGCAGCCCGGTCCACTCCTTGCGCATTTCGCGCAGGCGGTACCGAACGCCGGAGCGATCCGAAATACCCCAAGCATGTTTCCCACTGGCGTATGGCATCAGAACCTCAGGTAGGCCACATCCGGCTGCAGCTTGAGCGGCACCCGGTCTTCGTCTTCCTCGGCCGCGCGCGTGAACTCTTCGTCGTACACCGCCTTGAGCATGCCCATCCGATCCGGAGCCCGCTTCATGGCAAGGTAGTAGGCCAAGCCCGCGACCATGCACGGATAGAACCGCCACGGCATGTCCGTGGTGTTCTGCAGGGTTCCTGCGTCCTCGATGCGGCGGACGTAGTAGTAGACGATCTGGTCGGTCGAGTTCTCCGGAACCTGCCACAGGTTGATAACCGGGGAAATCTTGCGGTCGTAGTAGAACTGCGACGGCCGACCCTGCGTAGTCTTATTGGGCAGCAAAAAATATTCGCTGCGACTGATCCGTTCGACCTCGTAATCCGTACCACTTCTACGCAGGACTACCTCGAGGATGTCCGCGTGGTCGGCGCTGACCGTGTAAGTCGCAACGCCTTGGGTCACGGTGATCGTGGCTTGGCTCACGGTCCACAGGTTCAGACCCCGGTTTGCCCACTCTGCGAGCATCAAGTTCAGGGACCGCCGTGCCGTGCGCGCATCGTAGCCTGTGCGGACTTCAAGCCCGCACCGCTCAAATGCCTCTTCGATAAGCTCGCCGACGTCCAGATTGAACGTCCGGGTCCCTGAGGTTGTCATGACTTACTTCATGCCCTTCTTGGCAGGCTTCTTGCCGCCCGCAGGTTTCATGCCCATTGCCATAGCCTTGCGCGGGCTGACCATATCTGCCGAGCAGCCCTTGCCGCCCTTTTTCTTGCCGTACATCATGGCTTTCTCCTCAGAGGTTTGACACGCTTCGGTGCGCCAGCGGGCTGCCCCAAGCTCTTCTTCTGTGCGATTCTATCACGCTTCTCCGAGGTCGTCATCTCCGATGCCGTCTTCGGGGTCTTCTCGCTCACCCGCTTGCTTGGGCGGCAGTATGGGGTTCCGCGGCTCTCGCCCTCTTGGCGGCCGCAAGCCTTCCCGGTGCGGACGTCCTTCCAGTCCTCTTTGAACCAGCGGCGAAGAGCTGCGCCCTTCTCTGTTTTGCGGACAGCCATCAGAACGTCCTCGACTTCTTGGCCGCGCCCTTCTTGGCAGACTTCTTGGACCCGGTGCCCCACTTGTCTGCACCAACTTTGCGGCACTTGGCAAGAGCCCCGCTGGCATAGGCCGACGGGAAGACCTTGTAACGGGCCTTAACCTTATCGTAGCAAGCGTCTTTCCCAGCCACAGAAGTCTCCACCTGTTTGGCCATACTGGCGCGGTTCATATCACTGCGGCCCTGAGTTATTCTTCACATAAAAGCCGACGGCCGCGAGGATGAACATCAAAAGCGTCGTCGTCAAAACCTTGACCGCCGTTGACCAGACAGCCTTCTTTGTATCACGCCATGATACAAGCAGGTTCCGAAGCTGATCAATGTCTTTAGCCGCCGAGTCGTCATGGAGCCCAAGCTCTTCGAGCGCGGCCCTCGCACCTCGCTTGGCCACCCGATCCAGCATGGACTCGAGCTCTTCAGGGGTCAGGTTTACGTTACCCATAGTCAACATCCCCATGCTCGCAGGCTTTTGTTAATCCGGCTGTTCGGATCGCGTTTCGTTTTCTCGCTCGTCAGCTTCGCCTTCATTCCGCCCATCCGGGCACAGAATGACGCGCGTCGGCCCTTGTCTTCCTTAGTCTTTGGCTTTGGCGCAGGTGGTTTCAGATTCATCCCCTGCGCCTTCGCCGAAGCTCGGCCCTTGGCGTTTAAGCCCCCAGCGGGGTTCTTCCCTTCTTTACGGGTCCACGCTGGGGTCTTGGCCATTGCACCATCACCCGTAGTAGACGTTGATGGATGCTAGTTCATCCGCGTAGACGTACACGCCAATCCGAGCGAGGAAACCCTCGCCGGGAAGGCTGAACCCGTTGAAGAAGATGTCGCTGGCAGACGTGTGGTACGTGGCAAGCCAACGGGCGTTATAGCCGTTCTGCTTGTTGGAAACATAGCGGCAGACGGTGCTGCTGGCGATAGTCCCGCTGTTGATGTCGGTTAGCGTGAAGGCGTCGACGCCTGTCACGGTGATGACGTAGCTCCCGGGAGTCGCGATGACCCCGGAAGCTTCTTCGAAGGAGATGCCCACAACGTCGCCTGTTCTTAGGCCGTGGGCAACGCTGGCCACAGTCACTGTCGTTACGCTGCGGCCATAAGTGGCAGCGGTGGGCGCGACAGTGGTGTCCCAGAACTCAAGAATCCCTGCATTGGCGCTTCCGACCACGTCGAAAGCTTTAATGCGGGTTCTGGCCTTACGGATAAAGCCGCTGCTGTGGAGGTGTCCGGAAAGGATATCTGACGCGCCCATTCTGCTATACTCCTATTAGGCGTCGTAGCCGAAGATTTCGATCAGCAGGCGACCTGCGGTGTAGGCCGCGTTTGAGGTGCCCTGACCAACGAGGTAGAGGTACTGGTCGGCAGCGATGTTGGTGCCGAAGACCGCCGACCCCAAAGCCAAAGTGCCGGAGTTGATGATCTGGGTTTCGGTCAGGGTCGAGATCGCGACATCCTCTACGCCCGTACCTTCGGTGGCCGAGTACAGGTCAATGTCGGTGTCGCCGCCAGCCGGAAGCTCATAGCAAGTCATACGAACGCCGAACACGGTGCCATTGTTGGCAGTCGTGATCCGAGCAATGTAAGCCACTCCCGCACCGTTAGTACCAATGATGTCGCCAGCCGTGCCGCCAGACTGCAGGCCCGTCAGGTCGAGCATGATCGAGGTGGTCACGATGCCGTTGTTGCGGGCAACGGAGGTCTCGTAGACGGTGCCCGTACCACCGGTGATGCCGACACCTGCAGGGTTTGCGATGCCGAAGCCGAACGAGCCGGTGACGGTTTCGGTGCCCGTGATGGGGTTGACGGAGATGGTCTGGAAACCGTTCTGCGAACGTACCGGACCCGAGAAGTTAGTATTAGCCACGGAGTTTCTCCTTCATGGGGGTGTAGCGAAGCGCTATCTTCCTGACCGAACTTGTGTCCAGCCCAACCGCACGGCCGCGCGCCGCATAAGTCATGTGCGGATTGTCCACTATAAACAGGATTTTTGCAACCCTAGCCGGGTCCGAAAGATGGCGCTTTAACTGGCCATCTCTAAGAGACTGCCTGTAGTCAGGGGTGACATGTGAAGTCTCACCCTTTTTTGTTGCACTGATCCGAGCCTTTGTTCTTTCGGTGTGTTTCCTACCCCGCATCGGTACACAGGCCGTTTTTGACATGTTGTAGTACACCGGAGTTTCGTCAAAAACAGCATCTCCAGTAAGATACGCCTCTTCAAGGGCGTCGAGCTCAGACGGGTCCTCACACACAACCTCAAAATGAATTGAAAAAGCATCACTTCCGTATTTTAAATACGCGTTTTGAAGATGCTCGTTTGGGTGCGTCCCCCGCTGGAGCAGATTAAAGTGGTCTGCCGCGCGCTTACGCATACGCACAGACTGCCCGACGTAACCTTTTCCGGTAACGTTGTTTCGAATGACGTAAATTCCGGTCACCTCGTTCGCGTATGGCATACACAACACTCCTTTTGGCCCATAGTGACAGATAGACGGGAGGAAAGCAAAGATAAAGTAAAAAACCCCCGCCGAAGCGGGGGTCTCAGGACGTAAGTCCTTGTTTTTACTGGCTTATGCGCCGATGGTTCCGTACACGCAACGAGGGTCGCTATAGCCGAAGCTGTAACGTTCTCTTGATTTATACCTCATGTTGCCCGTGTCGAAGTCAGCTTCCATACCAGTGGACAGCGGGGTCCGCTGGAAGTGGATGAAGCCGCGCGGTGCGTCCGTCTTGATGAAGAACGCGTCCGGATCGGTCAAGAAGTCGTTGACCGCGTAACCTTCCGGCAGCATGCCCATCGAACGGATGGCGTTTACGTCGTTGTCGGCGGTGCCGACGCGGAGGTTCGACACCATCAGGCGCTCGGCCACGAACTGCAGCTGGCGAGGAATCACCAGCTTCGTGCCACGCAGAGCGACCTTGAGGCCACGTTCGTCAACGAAGCCCGCGATGGAGATCAGAGCGTCCTCGAGCGAGGTTTCGTTCAGGTCAGCATCGGTGGTCGGGCGGTTGGCGAACGACGAGCCGTTCACCAGCGGGTGGTCGGTGGCGCAGAGCGCCTTGCCGTCGCCGCCAGCCGAAGCACCCGCCGTGAAGGCGTTGTTCAGAATGGCAGCGGCTTTCACCTGCTTGGTGTGAGCCATCGAGCGGGCGAGGGCACGGGTGTAACGGCTGCCGAGGCGGTCGTACAGGTTGTCCTCGATTGCTTCCTCGGTGATCGAGAAGGCAAGCGCGATGGTCTCGTGGTTGTACCGAGCGGTGTAGGCTTCCTGAGCATCGTCATACGAGATGCCCGAACCTTCCGATTTGGTCGGTGCTGCGCCGAACCCGGACAGCATAACCTCTTCCTCGAATGCACGATCCGAGGACTCGGTGGTGAAGATTTCAGCATGCTGGTTTTCATACCGAGCATACTCCATGCCGAAGAGAGCATTGAGACCGGGCTCAAGCTCTTTCGCAAGTTGTGCGCGCGAAATTGCCATGGGTCAGTCTCCTTATGCCACCGTGCCTTCAGAATTAGCCTGAAGGAGTGCATGGTTGTTAAACATCACGATCATCTGGATGCCCGCTGCGTCGAAATCCTGATTCGTCGGGTCATCGTAGATGCCCAGAATCTTGATCGGCAGCGACTCATTCGATGCGTCGAGAGTCGCGACATCGAGCGAAGCCGAGGACGAACCCGTAGTCGTCGAACCCGACGTCCCGGTGTTGAACTGGCTGTTCTCGAAGATGGCCGCCTTAGCGGTTGCACGGTTGGTGAACGACGCGTCGGTCGCAATCGTGAAACGCTGGGTCGGGTTGTCGTACACGTATCCGACGATGTCGAAGTTCGTGTTCGCACCCGAGCCGGGCCAGTAGTTGGAAAAAGTCTTTTTCCCGGTTACAGAAGAAACATACTCACAGCCATAAAACACGCCGATGTGTTTATAGGTGTCGCCGGAGGCCGAGCCAGTGATAGCAATAGTGCCGTCATTGGTCACGATGACCGGAGACCCCTGATAAATCGCGGACGCGCTCGAGGCAATGAAGTACGAGTTGGTACCTTGGCTGTTGGGTGCACCACCAGCAAGGTTGATCGGGCGAAGCCCGAACGCACCAGACGTATTCGCCATAGTCGTTGCTCCTTATCAGTCGGACGATTTTCGTCCGCCAAAAGATACCTTACTCTGCCGTTGTTGATTGATCGGCATAGAAGGATGTTGCTCTTTCATCAGGTCCTGATCAACAGCCGTCATTTGTTCGCGGGTCCGGTTCCCGTAGTATTCGGTTCTTTCAATGGCTGTCTCGACAGGTACACGAGTCAGCATCAGACCGCCGTTACCAATGACTCCGGCGTGTTTGCCGTCATCGATGGTAGGAGCTTGGTAATCCGGATGCTCTTCCGCGCGGACGGGCTCATAGCCCTGACGCATACGGTTGAACACGTTACCCTTGTCTTCCTCGCCGCGGATAGATGTTCGCACCCAGCGGTGCTTATATCCTTCCGGAGGCGCGGGAGCATCAAGGACACTCGGAGGAGCCCAAGGCTTGCGGCGAGATTCTGTCTCGCGGGTAGTAGTAGCGCGGGTATTACGATCCATCTTGTCAGTCCTTCACATACTTGGCGTATTCTTCCAACGGAACATTCAGCCGTTTTGCGATGGCGACCTGAGAGGGTGTCAACCGCACTGTTCGGCGCTCCTGTGTCGTGCTGCGGGATGCGGAGTTGCCAGCAGGGGCGACCTGACTTCCTCCACCCGGTTTTTTGGCCGCGAACTTGTGCGGAAATTCCGAACGAAGCCTGCGGTCGATCTCAGTATAGTACTCATTTGAGGCCGGGTCAAAGCCTTCGTCCTCAACGAGCGTCTGGTGGATGGCCAACGCTGCGGTGGTCATCACGCGGTCTTCGCCAAACCACTTGTTTTTCTCGGCCCAACCCTGTGCTTTGGGGTCAGGGCGGAGCTGGGCAGGTTGCGGTGCAACCGGGGCTGCCTGCTCAGTCTGCTGCATTCGGGAAGGGGCAGCCTCTGATCGCTGCTTCGCAGTCGCGTAGCGCTGCTTCTCCATAACGATCTTGGCAAGGTCTTCCTGTGCCGCGAGCATTGCATCCGAGTCGCCAGACTCGTAAGCCGCGCGATAGGCCTGCTTGACCAGATGCTCTTGGTTCTCGAGCCGCGCGCCGTACTCCGTCAGATAACCAGAGTCGAGCGCCTGAACGCGGTTCTTGAGCTGGTTGTTCTCTTCCAGAAGCTTCTGGGCAACCCGGGTGGCCTCCTCGCGGTCCCGCTGTTCTTTGCGGTACTTCTCGGTGATCCGGCTGATCCGAGCTTGGACCTTGGTGCTGTAAGACGAAAGCTCGTCTTCATCATCGCCAGACGCCGACTGCTCGGTGGTTTGGCTTTCGCCAGAGCCCTCGGTCTCAACGATGATCTCGCTGCCCAAGTCCTCGTCGTTGTTGTTCTCTACGCTCATGTTATTCCTCACACGTGTTGTACGTCGTCGGGCTCAAGGATCGTGGCGATAACTTCGTCATCGTTGATGATGCGAACCTCGCCTCCGTCGATCTTAAACCTCGAACCAGCATAGCGGCCAATGCAGACCCACTGGCCCTCTTGGCACCACGGCTCTGCGTTGTCCCCGAACTTGTTCGGGTCTTTGTAGGCCAGCGGCCCAAGGCGCATGACGTAGGCCACGACGGTTGCCAGAGCCTCACGATCACGAATCTGATCGGGGATGATCAAGCCGCCCTCCGTTTTTGCCTTGCCTTGATACGGCATGACAAGGACGCGCCAGCCCGTAGGCTGTGGCAGGCGGTCTACCAAGGGCTTGTCGATGAGCTCGGGGTCGAGGACACGTTCCTCGGGTTTGACGTAGGCGGACTGAGCAGAGATTGGCTCGCTGGCCGCCTTGGTCTTGTTGATCTTTGCCACTACGTGGTCAGGAAGATATAGCTTCGAAGGCATCTTCGCTCGTTCTCTCCAGCAGGGCTCTGAGTTCTTCTCTGGCAAAAGCGAGGCCCCGTATCTCGCCAACCATACTTTGGTACTGTTCCCAGTCCTTTGGGGAGCCGTTAGCGACCATCTCGACGATGTCGTTTTCACGTTCCCTCAAAGACTTATACAGCGCTTTCGACAAGCTAACAACATCCATGCAAGAACCTCCGCATAAGTTTCTTGTTCATCGCATGAAAGTGACGACCTGTCACCTTAGAAAACGCCGAGGAACCTCTGTGGTCGAGCCGCGGCGCTGAAGCGGCTGTTGACCATTCCACCTTGTGCGTACTTGCTTTTATCCGCCTTAGACAGGGCAATAGCGACCGCCTGCTTCTGCGGGCGGCCCTCCTTGACCAGCATGCTGATGTTCGAAGACACGGTCTTCTGCGATTTTCCGGACTTGAGCGGCATCAGAAAGCCCTCTGTTTTGCCATGGACGACTGTCGTTGGACCTCGATGCGCTCGCGGTTTACCTCGTTGCGCTCGTCGGCGATCTGCTCTTGCAGCTCCAAACGGGCGGAGTCGGTGGTCGCGCGCTGCTTTTGGTTGGCGGCGTCCAGCAAAAGCTGTGCCTTCTCCATCTCGGTCTTACGATCTTCGGCCTTGTTCTTCAGCTCGAGTTCCCGCATGCGGATCATCACCAGCGGGTCGGCCATCGGATCGGGGCCCTGCGGAGAAATCTGCGGGAGCAGTTCTTCCATGAGCTCTTTCTGCCGGACGGCCACAAGCTGCTCAATCTGAGCCGGGTCCTGCATGCCTTGCTGCACCTGCATCATCGTTTGCTGGAACATCTGCGGGCTGATCTTGCCCGAGGCCACCTGTGCCTGCGCGAGCTCCACAAGCTGGTTCATCTGCTGTTGAACGTCGTTGCGGGCCTTCAAAGCAATATGCTCAAGAACGTGAGCGTAGAAGACACCCATCACCGTGGGGGACGTGGAGACCAGAGGGGTCTTCATGAAGGCCACGTGGATCGCGATGTGGATGTCGTGCATCTGATCCGGGAAAGCCTGAGCCAACTCACCCATCAAGACACGCGCATTCTCGGTCACCGGGTCCGTGGGCTGCGGCTTAGGCGGCTGCGGCAGGACTTCGTCGATGTTCTGGACCTCGAGCGCCTGATACATGCGCCGGAAGGCGGCATGCAGGTTATGCAACTGCGGGGCCGACTGAGCGAGCTGCAGTTGGGTTTGGGCCAGAGTAACCCGCTGGGCCATCGAGAAGATGTTCGGATCGCTGACCGGAACCACGTCGACGCGGTCGTCGAAGTCCGCAGCAAACACCGTCCGAGATGCCCCCGCAACATCGTAGGGGTATTCCTGCGGCAGGTTGTCGGCGAAGATGCGGGCAAGGATGCGGAACTCGGTCTTCTGGGCGTAGTGCAGGCGCTTGTGGATCGCCGACATGACCTTGGTGCCGCGCTCGATCAGAGCGACAGTGGTCCCGACCGGGGCCTCTTGGTTCATGTTGCTGGTCTGCTCGTCTGCCAGCGACGCGAACCGACGGCCAGCTTCGATCAGGCTGCCAAGAAGCTGGGCCAAGGTGGCGCTCGGCTCTTTGTACGGCAGCGGCATAATCGAGTTGCGAACGTCCCCGCCGGGGGCGTCGATGTCACGGAACTCGCCCGGCTGGATCGGCTCGTCGCTGTTGCGAACCCGGATACCCTTGGCCTTAAAGCCGCCCGGCAGGTTTGCCAAAGTTCCAGCGTCGATAAGCTGGCGCAGGATTGATGTCGTCGCACGGCCGAGGCCGCCGATCATGTGGATCAGGCCGAAGCCGTAGAAACCCAGACCCGGCAGGAACTTGTAGTGAACGAAGTACTGATGCTTCTTGGCAAGCTCGGTATTCTCTTCAAAGTTCCGGCGGATCGACAGAATCTTGGACGAGCCCTTGTCGATGGTCACGATGTAAGGCAGCTGGATTCCGGTGGGCTCGCCCTCCGGGTTGAGGTCCTCGAAGCCCTCGAGGTCAATGTTCACGTGCATCTCGAGCAGTGTGTACATCTCGTCAAGGTAGCTCTTCGCGGTGCCCTGCAGCTGGTCCACCTTCTCGCGAACCTGATCGGTAGGCTCATCCGTCGCAACCAGTTCGATATCGCGATACATGCCAGAGACCTGCATCTTGCGAAGGTCGTTCGGGTCCATGCGCAGGACGTGGGTCACGCGCGGGGCGGTGTAGAGATCGCTGGCGAAGTACGGGATAACGAGGTCCTGCGCCGGGATGAACTTGGCCACCGCGCGCTGCAAGCCGACGTCCCAGTAAACCTTCTTAAAACAGGAGCCTGAGAGGGGCAGATAGAACAGAAGTTGGTCCATGTCCGGGTCATATTCTTCCATGACCTCGGTGATCTCGTAGTTCATGAAATCCCGAACGCGGGCCGCTTGGGCCTCGCGCTCAGGGTCTTGCATGCCCATAACGCCTGTCTTGACCGGGCCGCCTGCGGGCAGGAGTTCCTTGTAGGCCTGCGCCTGAAACTGGGTGACGGACTCGGCGATGAGCGGGTGTGTCACGCCCGACGCACCTTGGAACGGCTCGGTGCGCTCGATGGTCTTAATGCCCAGAAGGTCTAGGCCTTTGGTGTAGGCCTCTTCCCACTCTTCACGGGACAGAAGGTCGTCCTCGTAGGCGGCGACTAGATCGCTGGCAAGGCTGCCAAGATAGGAGTCCTCGAGATATTCTGAGAGGTTCGCGTCGTGCGGGATTTGGACCTCGGCCTCCATAGCCATGAGCGCATCCGAGACGGCCTGCACCATCGCGCCTCCGTCCTCGGTCTCGGTAACCACGGCCCCGCCAGAAAAGTCCTCGGCCGTTGGCATGGAGAACTCGACTTCCGGGATTTCTTCGTCAGCGCCGCCCTGCATGAAGCCGCGATCAGTCAACGAACCTGCCATACGAGGTGCGACAGCCATCAGTAGTACTCCCGTTTGCGTGGGATGAAGTCATCCCCGACATCTTCGCCATCCAATGACACAAAGCCACCCTGACGGAAACGCATTAAAGCCAGCGTCATGCTATCACAAAAGTCGTCGTGATCGCCATTGGGAAAAGAAGTCACCTCTTCGATGACGTCCTCGGCAAAGCTCTTGGCCTCAGGTGCCCAGACAACCCCAGCCTCGAAAAGCGGCGCGACCATGTGCATTCTACTAACCTTGTCCCGGCCGCCACCCCGTCCGCCCGGCGAGAAACCAAGGGCAGGGATGTTTTTCAGGCGCAACTCGTCGATGAGCGGCTGGCCTGTAGCCTTAGCTTCGACAAGAACCATGTCGGGTTGCCAGTACTCGTGCTCGTCAAACGCCACCTGCTTGAGCTCCGGGAAGCTCCATCGGCCCCTCTGGGCGTCAAGCAGGATGATGTGGTCAGGGCCATCTATCTCCGGCTTGAAGATTCCCCACGTCGTGATCGCCGAATAGTCGGCGCTCTCCTTCTTCGAGAAGGCCGTATCGTAGGCCTGAAGGATGTAGTCCAGACGCGGGATGTCTTCCTTCTCCCACATCCGCCACCAGTCCTTTCGGATGATGCCTGCGTCAGACGTCGTCGGTTGTTGTTGCCACTGGGCCGACCACTTGGCCGCTGGGAGCGAGGCCTTGATCGAAAGAAGCGCGTTCTTTTCCCAGAACTCTGGCCAGAGCGGATCGCCAGACGGCATGAGGGCCGGGAACTCCACGACCTCCCACTGGTCGGACATGATGTCGGAGCCTTGCGCCTGTAGCAGGCGGCCAGTCAGGTCCTTCTTCCCCCAGCGCGTCATGACGACGATGATCGCTCCGCCGGGTTGCAGACGCTGGCGAGGACCGGAGGTGTACCATTCGTAGGCGTGGTCAAACGCCGTCTCGGACAGGGCGTCCTGTTCCGAATGCGGGTCGTCGATGATGAACAAGTCGGCACCACGGCCCGTCACAGCCGCGCCCACACCAGCCGCGAAGTATTCGCCAAGCTGGTCGGTTTGCCACTTTCCCGCGCCCTTGTTGTCTTCCTTCAGATTCGTCTTTGGGAAAATCTCTTTGTACTTGGGGTCGTCAATCAGGTCTCGGACCTTGCGGCCGAAGCGGACGGCAAGCTCTGTGTTGTGCGTGGCCTGAATGATCTTGAGCTTCGGGTTCCGTCCAAGGAACCACGCAGGCATCAGGAAAGACGCAAACTCCGACTTTGAGTGACGAGGCGGCATGTTGATGATCAGTCGCTTGAGCTCCCCACGCGCGACGCGCTCGAGCTTTTCGGCGATGATCCGATGGTGTCGGCCCTCGATGAAGTTCTCGTAGACATGGTGGGCAAACGACATGAAGCTGTCCTGCGCTTTCTCGCGCAGGTCCAGCTTCCGTTTTGCTTCTGTCAGCAGAAGCAGCTCTTTGAGGGCTGCTTCTGGGAGGGTGTCGAGACTCATTGGACCTCGGCTTTACTGCGATCCCGGGACATACGGTGTGTAGCCTTCCAACGACCCAACGCCCACGGGCTGATAGAACGGCGCAACAACCGGCCTAACCGTTGGTAGCCCGCTTGTGGCCGGAACACAAGTGGTTGTTCCGTCAGCAAAGGTGACCAGCTCGTAGCCGGGAGGGCAGCCGGTCGGACCGGGCGGGGTTGTGGGGGTGGTTTCTCCGCCGCCACCGCCACCGCCACCGCCACCGCCGCCGCCGCCGCCGCCGCCCGTACCCGTGCCGATTCCAGTGCCGATTCCGCCGACCGTTGTTCCGTCTCCGGTACCCGTTCCAGTTCCAGTTCCAGTTCCAGTGCCAGTGCCAGTTCCAGTGCCAGTTCCAGTGCCAGTTCCAGTTCCAGTTCCAGTTCCAGTTCCAGTTCCAGTTCCAGTTCCAGTTCCAGTTCCAGTGCCAGTTCCAGTGCCAGTGCCAGTTCCAGTGCCAGTGCCAGTGCCAGTGCCAGTTCCAGTGCCAGTGCCAGTGCCAGTGCCAGTTCCAGTTCCAGTTCCAGTTCCAGTTCCAGTGCCAGTGCCAGTGCCAGTGCCAGTTCCAGTTCCAGTTCCAGTTCCAGTTCCAGTTCCAGTTCCAGTTCCAGTTCCAGTTCCAGTTCCAGTTCCAGTTCCAGTTCCAGTTCCAGTTCCAGTTCCAGTTCCAGTTCCAGTTCCAGTTC